GACGCGTCAAGCTCTGGCGAGATTTCGTCCACGTTGGAAGTCGAGCTTGGCAACGGCACCGACGAGGCGACTTTTCAACAGGCTGTAACCATTCGCGACGAGGTTCTTACCGCAGACGGCGGCTTGCCCGTGGACAACACGGAAAACGTGTTTGCGGACTCGATGGAGGACGTGTTGACGGATTCCAATTCCGTCGCGTGGCGGCGGACGGTGAACGACATTTACGCGGACGTGCGGCGGGTGGCGGGCGGTGGCATTGCGGAGTCCGCTTCGGGCTTATCGGTGGACAACCTGTTGAAGACTCCCGGCCTGTTTGACGCGATGACGGTTGAGATCGTCAGCTCGGGTTCACCGAGCTTCACGGCCACGCCGTCATCGCACACAGACACGGCGGTGGTTGGGGGCGAGGCGGGCAAGCGCTACCTGTGCCGCATAGAGGTGGACTTCGCGTGCGAGACGTGCGGTTTCACGGGCGGGTATCAGAACCTTGGCGACTCGACTTACTTCTTCCGCAACGGGACCAGCCCCGGCTTTGCGCTGAACGAACTGACGCTTACTGACGGCCGCACCCACTACCAGCTCAACTACGGCACGAACATCGCCACCGTCACGGAGGCGGTTTATTACGCGGACATCATCGTTGAATCGGGCGACACGTTGACGCTGAAAATTGATTCCATTGATGGATCGATGAACTCGCCGTTGAACGGCACGCAGGGCGCGACGGTGACGCTCAAGGCCGCGCTCGAAATCCCCGACGGCTTCCGCAACTTCGTCCAGAACCGGCATAAGATCACGGGGCTGACTGGCGGAACATCGGTGAAGCTCGACGCAATCCCGACGGGCACCAGCATCGCGCAGAAAGTTGAGACGGGGACGATGGTTGCCGTCGTCATCAGCGACGAGGTGAGCCACTACCAGCTCGTGGCCGGGACGGACGCAGAGAGTTCGCCGGACGTGATTCGGCCCGACGATTACCACGCCACCAACAACCCGCGCGTGTGGAAACTGATGTCCACCGCGATTTCAGCCAAGCTCGCCGCACTGGACGCGCTGACGTGGACCAACAACACGTTCCCGGTGTTCACCGGGGCAAGCACGGTGTCAGCGGTGGCCTTGAGCAGCCTTCAGGCTGCGGACGCGGAATTGTCCGCAATCGCCGGATTGACCAGCGCAGCGGACACGTTCCCGTATTTCACCGGCAGCGGTTCGGCGGCGCTGGGCACGGTAACATCGTTCGCGCGGACGCTGTTGGATGATACGACGGCGGCAGCCGCGCGGACGACTCTTGGACTTTCACTTTACGTCGAGAATCCTACCGCGCCGACAACACCAACGGCAACCGGGTTGCAGTCGTTCGCCATCGGCAGCGGGGCAGACTCGACGGGTGACCACGCGATAGCGATTGGATCGGACACGGCGGCATCCGCAATTTACGCGGTGGCGATAGGAAAAGACGCCAGCGCAGCAGGCAATTTTTCGGTGGCGCTTGGATACCAAGCGGCAACCCGGCTTTATGGTCAGGTGACGCTTGGAACATTCAACTCGACAGAGTTTGACGAGAATGAGCCTTTTTCACTGTTCCACATTGGGCGGCCGACAACTGACGCGACGCAGACCGAGCTTCTCCAAGACAACGCCGCTCGCTTTGTCCTTGCCAACAACTCGACGGTTGGTTTCACCGCCAATGTTGTGGCTAGGCGAACTGACGCGGACGGCGAGAACGACGCTTGGGAATTTAAGGGGCTTATTCACCGAGACGCAACCGCTGCCAGCACAACGCTTGACGCGCTACAAGAAAACCACATCGGCTCGACCGCTTGGGCTGTGGCCGTTGACGCTGACACCACAAACGGCGCTTTGCGGGTGCGCGTTACCGGCGAAGCGGCCAAAACAATCCGATGGACCTGCACAATCAAGGCAAACCGAGTCTCCGAATGAAAACCATCATCCTCCTAATCCTCTCCGCCTTAACCGCGTTCGCGGCAACTACCTACCCCGTGCTCACGGACAACCCGCTTCGGACGTTTTCAGGCGGCGGGACGAATCTGGCGTTGCTGAACGGGACGAATCAAGTTTTCACGGGGACGAATACGTTTAACACGAACACGGTCCTCGGCACAAACCGCGTCGGCGATTTCCTTGGCGATGGTGCGCGCTGGCGACGGCTGCACCTGCAAACCTACACCAACTGGACTCCGACTGCATCAACCGCCGAGACAAATGCTCTTTACAGCGTGACGCTTCCGGCGTTGATGTCGCCAAACTCTCGCGTGAGTCTTACGGCGATGGTGTGGAAAACAAACGTATCTTTTCAGGCTTGGACCCTTGAGGTGAGGGCAAACTCAACGAACGGCCCGACGGTCAACGGGGTATCCTTGATTGGCGCAAACAACTACGCGAACCCCGGAGCCAACGCGACTGGCGGTGGGTTTCCTTACGTCCTTTTTTCAAATTGCGGAAGCTACACAAGGCAGATTGTCAACGGCACCAATTACAACGTCACCACAAATGTTTTCGATCTCGGATGGGATACGCAGCAGACGACCAACACGCTGCACTTCATGCTGATAAACACGTCTGCCGCCGGCACCACGCCGCTTAACATTGAATTCATTGAGTTGGTTGAACGCTACTAACTAATGACCCGCTTCGCCCTGCTCCTAGACCTGCGCGCGCAGTTGTATTTCTGGATTGCGACCGGCAGCGCGTTCCTTGTTCAGACGGAAGCCATCACCGAGGTTGGCGACTGGACGTGGATTCAATGGGCGCGGACTGGAATTGGCAGCCTGATTTCAGGCGCGACGGCTTTGCGGGCTTACGTTGACCAGTCACTCACGAAAAACGCACCATGAAACTCATCCTCGCCGCACTCACGCTCTGTCTGCTAACCGCCTGCGCCACAGTCCGTCCCGGCAACCAATCCGCCGAGGTTCGCGCCGAGCAAACCCTGTCAGTGTCTTTGGCTGCGCTGGATTCCTTCGTTGCGTTTGAACATCGCCGCCGCGCCGACGTGCCGCCGCTGGTGCGCGACGTTGCTGCCAGAGTGCGTTTGAATGCTCCGCGCGCCTTGGACTCAGCCAACGCTCTTCGCCTCGCCTACAAGGGGAACAGGAGTGAAGACAACCGCGCGGGGTTACTGACTGCCCTCGCCGTTGTCGAATCCTTGGTTTCCGAAATCCGCGTGTGGGTGCCAGCAACTACGGCCAGCGGCGTGATCCCGAAACCGGTTTCGGGATCAACCGTGCAATCATTGATTGCCGAGGCCCGCGCATCGCAAACCGTGACGGCGCAATCATGGGTTGCCCTTGTCCCGGTATTCGTGGATTTGGCACGCGAGGTTTTCGCCGTAGTGAACCGCACGCGCGAAGCTGTGAAGCAAGGCGCCGAATGGACACTTGCCGAGGAGGCTGACTTTGCGGTAAAACTCGCGGCGTTGAAAACGGCTGAACATTGGAGGCCATGATGCCCGCGAATCATGACCCAGTAAATCATCCGAAACACTACACTGGCCATCCGTCTGGCGTGGAGTGCATACAGATCACCGAGCACATGAATTTCTGTTTGGGCAACGCGATGAAATACATTTGGCGCGCTGGCCAGAAAGGCGACGCACTCGAGGACCTTCGGAAGGCGAGATTCTAT